TTATTCTTTCATTTTCTTTTTCAATATAATCAACAAGCATAGCAATATAAATTTCTCTTTCCCATGGTAACATATTTTCAATTTCAGTCAAAGAATATTTATGTTCTTGCATCAATAAAAAATTAGTTTTATAGTAATTAACTAAGTTATCATGAGAAAGAGCCACTAAAAAAAATCATCTATACCACTCAAAGTTATATTATTTTCTTTTTCACATCCACCACAAATAAACTTTATTTGCTTTTCCACTCTTGGCATATTTTCAACATATTCTCTTACTTTACCGAATTGTTGTGTATTTAAAGATTCAATAAAATCATTTACTTCTGCATCAGAAACATCTTTTAATAAAATATTTTCTTCTTCTGTTTCAATTGATTCCATACATTTACTTATGAGCATAAATGTCTTTTCGGTCTCAGTTAATTCTTCGCCTTCAAGTTTTAGTACATCATTAAAGTTAGGATATTTCATAGTTAAAGAAATATTTTCATCAAGTTCTATATCTTTATTTACTATCTTATCCTGTTTAATTTCTACTTCATCTAATTTTACTGCAATATCATTAGTCTGTTCGCAGTGTTGACATTTAATTCCTAGTTTACTTACTTCACCTACAGACTTTGATCTGATCATAATAAACATATATTCAATATCAAATAATGTAAGATTATTTTTATCAATATCCGCATCAATACAAGATTCAATAGTATCAACTACTGCATGTAATGCCGATGTTTTATCTTGAGATTCAAGAGCCATCATCAACACTTTTTCTTCTTTTACAAGATACGGTCTGTATCTTACTTTTTGTTCTACCGAAGGTATAGTCAATTCATACTTTGGTTTATCATTTAGCTTTGGCAGTGCCATATTTTCATCCTCATTTCATTTTATTGTACGAGCGCAGATTGCCTCTTATGGACAGTCCCTTCCCAATTATTATATGATAGTTGTATAGTTAATTCTGTTAAACCACCTTGTTCGTTTGTAAACTCCATTGCATTTACGAGAGTAGGAAATGCATCTATAAGTTTACAAGTATAGATAATACGATCATTTTGATCAAACTGTGATATCATAACATCTCGAGTGTAACCTGAACCAGGAGATGATCCATACTTATATTCTAATTCATACGTATCAAAATCTACAGACAATCCAGACCAATAATCAAAATATCTTTTTGCTTCATAAGCATTTGTAAGCATAAAGTTCATTGTTACATCATCTATTAAAAATCCATTTGCTACCTTTTCGGCTTTTGGTATGCCTATTACTCTTTCATTTACGCTTATAGATCGTCCTGGCATTGTAACACTTTTACACATAAAATTTAGTTGATCAGCACTAATATCGGACAAGGCGGCAAATGTTGGAAATCTAACTTTAAAAAGATTATTTCTTGCCAAACCTTCTTTTAAAGATGCTCTAAAATCTTCTACTCTCATTAGATCATATTCCTTGATGCTTTATATACTGCAGAACCACTTGATTTATTCCAAGATGCTGTCGGAAGAAAGGTTGCAATCTCCCATTCTGGTGAATCTACTTTTGCAAATCTACTTCTCACATTTGAATTTAAATAGTGCTTTACACATGGTTTAAAATATCTTAAATTGGAAGCACTTTTAAGTTGTCTATATCTTATATTAAATTTAGTAGATTCATCAAATCTTTTATTATTTGTTGTATCCATAAGGCCATCAAGAAGTTTTGCTCTTAAAACTGGCGGTAAATAGTGTAAATTTAAACCTAGAAAACCTTTTTCTGCAGGACCGATTGGTATCACTAAAGGAAATCCATCATAATATGGTAATGTGTCTTTGTGCTTTGGATCATAGAAAAACATATACATATTACCAATAATAGCTCTATTCTCAAGAGACAGTTCTTCGTCTTTCAATAGTGCATTCCTATTGATTCTGCGCATTGCTCCACCACGTAAAGCACCGATTCTTTTTCTAAACCAATCTCTCGATTCTTGTGTCCGAGGGTTAATACCTGCTCTAAACGCTTCGATCTCAAGATTCTGAAATATACTTGCCATTGTAGTATTTATAATGATTTTTTAATTTTTTTCATCTTCGGAAGACTCTTCATTTTAGACTGCTTTGGCATTATTCCCATACTCTGTAGTGTCTTTTCTGTCCAAATCTGAAACTCCCAGTTTCTATCGTCAGCAAAGTTTTTAGCTGCTTTCCACTTATTCATATTTTTAACGTATGTCATACCTTCATTAATGTATCTTTTAGTTTTTCTTCCTGAAAACTTTGGAGGGACCGTTTGACTATCTGGTTTAATTTCCACAATAATAGTCTTACCATCTTTAAATGTTATCTTTAGATCAACAAAGTATCTATGATATTTTTTATCAACTTCATAGAAGTATGGGACTACAACTTCTTCTGATGCCCAAGTTTTTATTGAGGGGTTATTATCGCACCATTTAAAACAATGTCTTTCCCACATTGATCTATATATTATATTGTCTGGATCACCACGATATTTGGATCTATGTTTTACTTTGTATTTTCCTTGATATGTTTTCATAATACCTTCATTTTAATTATATAAATAAGAATAAGATAATTCTATTTATTAGGAATAATTTGGATGGTTACTAACACACGTGGAACATATATGTTCCCTATTGAAAATAGAGATAAGTATAAGGCCTATATTAAATTTACACCTATTATTAAAAATGGGCCTACTTATCAGAATAGAGTAAATATTGCTCAGACAGAAGCGCAATCTTCTAGCGATAATAATAGTAATTCTCCTTCTATAGCTAGAGAAGGTTTTATAGAAAGAGCCGCTAAGAGTGTTTTAGAAAATGCATTAACTCAATTCGGAAATTCAGCAATTTCTGCTTCTACCGAAAGGAGAGGCGATAAGTCTGTTGCTCTATATATGCCTACACCAGTTACTATTCAGGATGGAGTTAGTATAGAAGCAGCAAGTCTTGGCATTTTAGGAGAGGGTGCTTCAAGGTCAATGGATGCTGGAAGCGGAATTGGTGCAGCTGTAGGTGCAGCCCTTCAAGATGGTATGGGAAGTTTAATTGAAACACTAAAGGGAAATGTATCCGGCGATGCTGCATCTCTTGGTGCTAGTAGATTAGCTGCGGGATTACCAGGCCCAGGTACCGATGCGGTTAGAGGATCATTAAGAGTAACTCCTAATCCGAACACTAGAATGATGTTTAGATCCGTAAATATACGAGAGTTTTCCTTTGACTTTAAGATGGTCCCAACAAGTAAAAGAGAACAACATGAAATTAAAAATATTGTTACATTTTTTAGATCAAATCTTTATCCAGAAGTTATTAAACTAGAGGGCACTGGTGGTAATAGTATAGATGCTGGTTATAAGTTTCCTAATTTATTTGAAATTAAACTAATGTATGATGGAAAAGATTTATCTAAAGATAATCCCAATTTAAGTTTTAAGCATATGTACCTTAAAGCATTTACTGCATCATATAATTCCACTGGTGGTTTTTATAAAGATGGAGAATTTAATGAAGTTTCAATACAAGTATCATTTGCTGAAGAATTTACTTTAAATAAATCAGACGCCTTAGTTGGCAATTCTCATAAAACTAGTAAAAGTGCTAATGCGGCCATAGATCAACATTATATGAAGAATGATTTTATAGCAAGAGCTAATGATGGAGTAACTTAAATATGACATTTTTTGCAGGATTTCCAGAAGTTACATACAAATATGGTAATGAGAAAGAATTTAATCTTGCTCAAAATCTTTCCGTATATGTTGATATAATTGATAGATTTAAAGATAACTCATCACTGTACACTTTTTATAATCTATATGATGGAGAAAGACCAGATCAAGTTTCTCAAATGTTATACGGTACTACAGATTATTATTGGACATTCTTTTTACTTAATGATAATTTAAAGACAAAAGGTTGGCCACTATCAAGTAAAAGTTTAGAACAATATGTTAAAAACAAATATAACAACACTACTCTTACAACTCGTGATTATTTTTATGATAAATTTAAAGTAGGAGATTCTATTACTGGGCAAGACTCTGCTGCAGTTGGTAAGGTGATATCAACTAATTCAAATCTAGGAACTATTACAGTTCAATCAACTCCAACTTTTATTTTAGGTGAAACTATACAATTAGTAGGAGATCCTAATAAAACTGTTACACTACACTCAACTAGTGCAGAATATAACGCAGCAAGATATTATAAATCTGGTAATGATATCGTTGATATAGATCCTACAGTAGGTCCTGGTGCGTCTTTAGTTGAAGTGACAAACCTTGAATATTATCAAGAACAAAATAATGAAAATCTTACTATAAAAATATTTAAACCAGAAACAGTTTCTAGTGTCTTTGCTGCATATAAGAGTGCTCTCCGAGAGAATATCTGATGGTCGAACAATCAAATCAAGAGATTAATGCTGAATTTCTTATTAGAAAAATTATAATTGAAAAACAGTCTTTAAATACAGAATTTAATATAACTTCTGTTATTAATGAAGTTAACATATATGAGCATGTTGATAAGCCATATTTAACTGGACAAGTTGTATTTGCTGATACAAATAGAATTTTAGAAACAGCAGAAATCAGTGGAACCGAATTAGTTACTATAGAAATATCAAGTACGCTAGATGATTCTGAATTTACTATCATGAAAAAATTTATTATAAGTGAAATAGTACAAAGCGTGAAATCAAATGATAATACTGAATTAGTTGGTATTAGTTTAATAGAGGATATAGGTTATTACTCAAGGTTGATGCGTGTTCAAAAACCCTATAGTGGTGTACCAAGCTCTATTATTAATAATATATTAGGCGAATACTTAGGAAGATCAGTTGCTCAGATTGGCGGAAGTGAACACACTGATGGTAATATGAAAGTATTAATTCCAAATATGGAACCAATTCAAGCAGCTAATTGGATAAAAGACCGAGCATCTTCGGCAACTGGTCTCCCATATTTTTTATTCTCTACAATATGTGATGATCAATTAAGATTTTTAGATTTAGAAAAAATATTAAATTTAACACCACTTAATCAAAGCACATACGACTATACTTTTTCACAATCAATTGGTTCTGGATTTGAGACTCAAGATCCTAGACAGTTCTATTCAATAAGAAATTTTAAATATACAAATATTGAAGATCAATTAATGATGGCAAGAAAAGGTTTTACTGGATCAACTTATAATTTTATTGACACAATAAAAAATAAATCTTATACTTCAAGAATTAATGCTCAAGAAGTATTTGGTGGTATTCCATATCCACCTAGACAAAATCTTCCAATTTATGATGGAATAACAGCATTTCCTGGAGGTGCTATGCATAATTATGATACAAGTGAAATTAGTCAGATGGCTCCATCAAAAACTTTTGAGGACGGTTCTTTTAATTATTATGAAGCCTCTGGAACGTCATCACACATGTTTAAAGCAAAGTCAAAATCTCTTAGACATTTCTTACATAAATCTTCAATAGATATATCAGTACCAGGTAAAAACTTCTTACATAGAGGCATAAATAAATCTGTAGGCAATTTAATTAATATATCATTTAATTCTAATATGGCAGATACTTCAAATTCTAGCCCAGATAATAATTTGGATAAGAAAAAAAGTGGAGCATATATGATATATGCTACAAGACATGTATTTCAAGAAAACATTTATAATGCTGTAATCTCTTGTGCTAAATTAGGATATAAACCTAGATCAGCTGGAGGGTTTACGTGAGAAATAATAATTTAAAAACTTTACAGGGTGATTATTATGGTGACTATTTTAGATGGTTTATAGGTATAGTTGTCAATAATAAAGATCCCCTTAAACTTGGTAGAGTAAAAGTACGAATAAGAGGTATTCATTCTCCTAGTGTTGCACAAACTTCGACAAATGATTTACCTTGGGCTCAAGTTATAGTTCCATCAACTGAAGGAGGTATATCAGGAATAGGGAAAATGCCTCAGCTTCAACAGGGTTCTCAAGTAATTGGTTTTTTTATAGATGGTTCTAGTTCTCAGCTACCAATGGTTATGGGATCTGTACACCACTTTGAAAGAAAGAAAAATGCCACGGGCAATAATAAAGAAGAAACTCCTTTAGACGGAGAAGAACCTAGTGATGTTCAAGATGGTGAGGGCAACGATGGCCGTAAGATTGATTCTCAAGATTTACCAGGTGGATCAAATGGTGAGAAAATATTTAACTATTTAAAGAAACAAGGATTGACTGACGAACAAGCTGCTGGTGTTATAGGCAATTTAACAGCGGAATCAAATTTAGATCCTAATGCACTTAATCCGAACGATGTTGGCAAACCAGCTTTCGGGCTTGCACAATGGAGAGGTTCGAGATATGAGGATCTTATAGAATTTTCTAATAGTAATGGTTTAGATCATACAACTCTTGAAGCACAGCTACCTTTCATGATGCACGAATTAGAATCACAGTCTTGGTTAGGTTACGGCGCATTACAAAATGCAACAACAGTTTCTGATGCAACAAGAGTATTTGAAACAAAGTTTGAAAGACCTAGACCTGGAACATTTGGCAAAAGATATAACTTTGCTCAAATAGCATACGATTTATACAGTAGTTCTTGATGGAGTTTATTTTATGTCTTTATTAAAAAATTCAATTAGCCCAGACGGTTTTAGTTCCATTTTAGGTGGAGTAAAAGAACAGACAAACATTTCTGAAGTTTCTGAAACTATTTCCAACTTAGGTGTTTCTAATCAATCTACATTAAGTAGTGTAGTAGCCAAAAATGCAAATACTACAGTTGCTAATATTGAATCCTTAACTTCTTTAAGTGATACATCTGACCTTAATTCAATACCAGATATTGGTCCAGTGAGATTAAAAAATCCTATTGAGGGATTTTTCTCGGCATTTACTAGCACACCAACAAATAGTAGAGCCCTGCAAGCTATAACTGGTAAAGCTCC